GTCGAGTAAGAGGAGTTTCATCATGCCGGAAAAGTTCCAGACAATCTATTCTTGGGATCAGCAATTTAATGCTAAGACAGGTCGGTACGATTATGTACCAGCCTGGCCTTCCCAAGACTGGATGTCATATAGTCCTGATCCGCGTGCATCCGACTTCCACCAGCCAACAGACTGGTTCGGAGAAGAATGCATTTACAATGATGATAAGCTGCCCTGCCTTGTTGATACTGAAGATAAGTATCACACCGCGCGCAACGGCTCCTTCGGGTACTTCGGAATGAATTGGGAGGACCCCGTCATCTCAGCCGATTGGCTAATGAATGAGGCGGTCGCCCGTCTTGCCGGGAACTATGATGTTCTTATGAACACACGTTCTTGGTATGACGCCGCCAGAGCTATCGATGGTTGGGCCAGTGATTTCTGGTCCCTATATCGAAATCTCAAGCGGAATCCGAAGCGTGCATGGGGATCGTTCAAACGATTTGCTAAGCGCCTCTTCCACAGGAGCATTCAAAAGGCTCCCGAAGAATTGGTGCGCGGCCTCCCAGCCGCAGCGAGAGAGTACTGTGCTATTAAGTACGGTGCTCTGCCGATTATCCATGACCTTCGCGATACACTGAAGAGGGTACAAAAGCCCAAATCGGATATTCGCGTTGTAGCCACGGCTCGGTACCAACCAGGTCCGCTGCTATACCGCTTCACCGACACTTGTGGTGGAGTTAAAGTATGGCGTTATACGGATACCTGTTCGGCACTCGCTGTTCGTTATCTCTCGACCGACTCCGTTGAGTCCTATAGCAACTTCGGCGATCTTGTTCAAACGCCGTTGTATACTATTTGGGATGCTATACCGTGGAGCTTTGTCATCGACTGGTTCTTACCGGTTGGTAACGTGCTCTTACAGGTGCAGCCCTTTGGATTCAACGTCACCAGGGGCTATGATTGCTTCCGCTATCGCGGCCGCAATGTCCTCCAGGTGCTCGATGATTCGATAACGTTCTATGGATTCAATGAGGCGAAGATTCGTTGGTTTGTGCGCAGAGCCAATGTTTCCATGGCTCTCGGCCTTACCAAAGCGATCTCGCATTACATTGAAAACAATGAACAGCTATCGTATGTGAGACAGGTTGGTCATCATCTGATCGATCTGTATGCACTAGGGCGTAGTCGACTGCATTGATTGGCAATCTTTGTAGTTATAATTGTTATTGCCATAGTGGCTCGCGGGCACTGCTCGCGGTTACCACTTGAAATAAACTACCTTAGAAAGGAGTAATCATGAGACTTACTGATGTGACTCTCACCGTTGGTGAGACGACCAGGGAGTACGCAGTGTCTGAACAGCAGGGCACCCTCTTTCGTTTTGTCGATAAGAGTGGTACCGTTGCCAACAGCACTGGTGTCTTTTCCCTTGAACAGAGGTTTGGTGCAGCTAATAGCAACCGTAAGGTAACTATGTTGCTGACTGACCCCGTTGTAGTCAAGGACGCTTCCGGTGCCGACACGACCATCAAGGCCAATGCCAGCATCACTTTCAGTCTCCCCAAGACCTACCCGAATGACCACATTACTAAGCTGCGTCAGACTCTTATTGCCTGGCTCAGCCAGCAGTGTGTTTCGGATCCGGTCGATAGTGGTTTAAACAACTACTAGGGGGTTGAATGAAGAAGAAGCGTCAACTGTCGGTTCCTAAGCCGGCAGCTGCGGATCTTATTAGGTTCGCAAGACTACTAAGCCAGTCCGTGGGTCTGAACCCGCAGACTGTCACGAAGAAGTACTACGCTGAAGGCGGCGTCTCGGAAGAGGCCGCTGCCAAAGCGCTTAACAAATTCGTGGCCAGGCAGGATCGCAATATCGCATTAAGCGATGATCCGGCCTTTTGGGCTGAGACGAGGTGTTCGTGGTTCCAAGTCGCTAGGCGTTTCTGCCAGCGAGTAGGCTCTGTAGCCTACAACTACCTTGTTGATCCACGCAATGGCATTGACTACCTGACTACTGGTCCGGGTGCGAAAGTACTCGGCGCCGGCAGATCAGGGTCGAAGCCAGAACTGAAGATCAATGCGTTCTTTGATGGCTGCTGCGGGCAGGACCCGGATCTGTGCTGGAGTTTATTCTCCGACAGATTCAGGAAACAGCTCGCGCATGAGATGCTTAGTCCATTCGATTTGGTTGACACCGATGGGCACCCATTAAATGGGAACCTTAGTGTGTCGCCTAGTCGCGATGGCTTCAGCACTCGCGCCATTTGTGCTACTTTGCACGGGCATTTTACAAAGTCGAGCCCGGATTATCCGGACAAGATCTGCGTTGTGCCTAAGAACGCTGAAATAGGTAGGTGTATTGGAATATCCTCACCTTTCCTCTATACTGTTCAGCATCAGATTGAGAACGCGCTTCTCTACGCGCTCAAGGTCTGTTATCACGTCGATCTCGACCGACTGGCGGCCGTAAACAGCGTACTAGCGTACTATGGCTCGATTGACGGGTCTTTTGCCACACTGGATTTCCAGGAGGCGTCTGACTCTCTTTCTATACCACTTATACGCGCGTTGTTCGAAGGCTCGCCGCTGCTTCCTTATTTGGAGGCGGCTAGGTCGACGAGGTATCGTCTGCCCGATGGCACGATTGGAACTTGTGGTTCCTTCTGCCTGATGGGTAATGGCTATACCTTTAAGCTAGAGTCAGTTGTATTTATGGCTCTGCTAAACGGCGCAATTGCTGATTTGACTCACTTTGACGTGGAAGGTCCTTATTGCCCAGCACTGTCTTTCGGCGACGATGTAACGTTGCCTGAGCCAGTGCCACTACAGTCTCTAAAGGCTGTACTCGGCAGATTGGGCCTGACACTTAATGCAGAAAAGTCATTCTGCATGCAGACCGACCCCGATTCTGAAAACAGATTCAGAGAGGCCTGCGGTAGGGACTTTAGGAACGGTAAGCCTGTCCGCGGATTTTATTTTAAACGCGAACCGGACCTCTCCGAGGCATATCGCCTTGTGAATTTCTTTAAGATTCACTACGGCGTGCCCGACAGCTTATTAAAGAGGCTGTCTAAGGACTGTAATCGAGTATATGAAAGTATACTTGATGCGAATCCAAAGTGTTGGCAAACCATGCCTTCACTCAGGACCGCAACGCCCTTTGGAGAGTTGAATGACTACCTCCATTCGGTATCGATACCGGAGGATGTAGTTCTTATCGATCCAGTCTTCTGTCAATGCAG